CAAATGCGGTTTCTTGAGCAGCCGTGATCACATCTTCAGGCCGTAATTTACGAGCATTAAAAGGATTGGTTGCTGCACCCGCTGCAAATTGCAGCATTTCTGTACCCAAAGATGCTGGACTATCAGTAACAGCAAGACCAACCAAATAAGCTTGGCCAGTTTTAGCAAAGTTCGGATCTACTTCGATAGATGTATAAATTTTTTGATTTTTTTGATTGAGTGCAATCAAATTTTCGTTTGGCTGAATTTGAGCAAACAGTGCATCTTTTTCTTCACCATTAATGGTGACTTTTTCTGTCTTTAATGCAATGACATCGCCATAAGCACCAAATGTACTATCAGGAAAATAACTACGAATATGCTCAACATTAATGCGAGCACCGTATGTAGTAGGGTTATAACTCTGAGCCATTTGCGTGATCCATTCTGCCGATATTTCTCGACCGTCAGATGTATCTCCAGCTGTAGCTACTCGAAACCATTTCGATTTAAATTTTTTCGGCTGTGTTTTGTCAGTCATTCTGCTGTACCTGTTGCAAGGTTTTTTGGGCAATTTCAATAGGTGCAGAATGGGCAATATTGCGTAGATGCCGCAATTAAAAATCCTTGTATATAACTGATATACAAATTGCACTGACTGATAAAAGACCAAGTGCCTGCCATCGTTTGCGGATGAAATCAAATCGAACCGCAGGACATGAACGAACTCTCTCAATTAGCCAATCTTGAGCTGATACTCGATAACAAATTAAAGGCAAAGTTTTTATTTTGGCTTGGCTGGAAAATCGTTGATATAGCTGAAGCGTTGGACGAAAACGAACGTACAGTTCAGGCTTGGAAAACACGAGAAGAATGGGACAAAACGAGATCTGACAGTCGTGTTGAAGAAGCACTGACCGTTCGCTTGATGACACTCACACTTAAAAACAAAAAATCGAGTGGCGACTATAAAGAGCTTGGCGAATTATTTAAAAACTACAAAGAATTTGCGCGTATTGAACGCTACAAAGATGGTGGCAATGAAGCAGATCTAAATCCGAATTTAGTCAAGCGCAATGCAGCACCGAAAAAGAAAAAAGAAAGTAATACGTTTACTGAAGAACAAGTCGAACAACTTATTTCAGCTTTTGAAGATAGCCTTTTTGATTATCAAAGAGATTGGTACAAAGCTGGTAATCAGCGTACGCGAGTGATTTTAAAAAGTCGGCAGATCGGTGCGACTTGGTACTTTGCCCGTGAAGCGTTGGTCGATGCAGTCAAAACTGGCCGTAATCAGATTTTCTTATCTGCTTCAAAAGCTCAAGCGCATATCTTTAAAGAATATATCAAAGGTTTTGCATACGAAGCTTGTGGTGTTGAATTGGTTGGAGATCCAATTGTTCTACCAGATAACAATCAAGCCACTTTGTCATTTCTCGGAACAAATTATCGTACAGCTCAAGGTCACCACGGTAATTTTTACTTTGATGAATTTTTCTGGACGTTTGGTTTTAATGAATTAAACAAAGTCGCATCTGCAATGGCTTTGCATAAAAAATGGCGTAAAACGTATTTTTCTACACCATCCACAATGGCGCATGAAGCATATACATTCTGGACTGGCACGCGAGCCAATCGTGGTCGATCAAAAGATCAAAAGCTCAATATCGATGTATCTCATGATGCATTGAAAAATGGACGCTTATGCGAAGACCGGATGTGGCGTCAGATTGTCACTATTCTTGATGCTGAAAATGGCGGTTGTGATCTGTTCGACATCGAGGAGCTACGCTTCGAATACTCACCAGAAGAATTTGCCAATTTGTTGATGTGTGAATTTATTGATGATGGCGCATCAATATTTCCATTAGCCATGTTACAGCCATGCATGGTGGATTCTTGGGAGGCATGGGAGTTTGATTTTAGACCATTTCATACACGTCCTTTTAGCGATAATCCTGTATGGATAGGCTATGACCCAGCTGAAAGTGGCGACAGTGCTGGCATGGTTGTCGTTGCACCGCCTAAAGTTGCAGGAGGTAAGTTCCGAGTACTAGAACGCATTCAATTCCGAGGAATGGATTTCAAAGCTCAAGCTGAAATGATTCGACAAACAACTTCGCGTTATTACGTGACTTACATTGGCGTAGACATCACTGGAATGGGAACGGGTGTATCTCAACTGGTTAAGCAATTTTTCCCAAATGTGACTGAATTCAGTTATTCACCTGAAGTAAAAACACGGCTTGTATTAAAAACAATGGATGTGATCCGTCACGGTCGGCTTGAGTATGACGCAGGCTGGACAGATCTATCTCAATCTTTAATGAGCATCAAAAAAACATTAACAGCAAGTCAAAGACAGATGACGTTTACAGCTGGTCGTTCTGAAGAAACAGGACATGCGGATCTAGCTTGGGCATTGATGCATGCAATTCACAATGAACCGCTTGAAGGCCAAACACAAATGAATCAATCATTCTTGGAGATCTATTAATGAATCCCCTATCGACAGCGAAAAATTTGGTTAGTTTTGCAAAAAGCCAAATCCCAATGTTTCAAACCCAAATGAAACAAACTAAGCATGAGTCAATGGCCTTTACATTCGGCGATGCTGTACCAGTGCTAAATGGCAATGAATTATCGGATTATTTGGAATCTTGGTTCAATGGCCGTTGGTATGAACCACAGGTCAATATGAATGGCTTGGCAAAGTCTTATAAATCGACGCCCTACTTGAACAGTGGCATTATTTTTAAACGTAATTTTCTGGCCAATTTATTTATTCCGCATGCCAAATTAAATCGAAAAGCATTTGAACAGGTCGCATTAGATTATGTTTGGTGCGGTAATACTTATCTTGAGGAAGTGAAATCCAGACTTGGAAATGTGATGCAGTATAAACCTGCACTAGCAAAATATATGCGTCGTGGTGAGTATGACGATCAATTCTTTTTACTTTGTAATGATCATCTTGGCTATCAAGAATATGAATTTTCTAATCGAGTTTGTCATATCCGTGAAGCTGATATCGATCAAGAAATTTATGGATCACCGGAATATCTATCCGCATTACAAAGTGCATGGCTTAATGAATCGGCTACTCTGTTCCGTCGCAAGTACTACAACAATGGATCACATGCTGGATTCATCTTATATGTAAATGATGCTGCTCAAGATCCGAATGACATCACAGCATTACGACAGGCTCTGAAAGATAGCAAGGGACCAGGCAACTTCCGTAATCTATTCTACTACGCACCAGGAGGGAAAAAGGATGGTATACAGATCTTGCCTGTTTCTGAAATCGCTGCAAAGGATGATTTCACAAATATTAAATCCATCACACGTGATGATACTTTGGCAGCACTTCGTATACCACCTCAACTAATGGGTATCGTACCAAACAATACCGGTGGGTTTGGATCTATCAAAGATGCTGCAGAGGTCTTTTATCAAAATGAAATTCTTCCACTTCAATCGCGCATGCAGCAATTAAATGAATGGGCTGGTGATGATGTGATTCGATTCAGAGAATATGACTTAAAGAACGTCACATGACACTCTAAAAAGCATTAAAGCCAGCATTAGCTGGCTTTTTTTATGGATTTTCAGAAATCTCGATCAAATGATAAATATTCTCATCTAAACCAGTCAGACCGTGGCCCGGCGCAGTCACCCGCGCGCCTGCGGTTCGTCTAAATGAGTCAATTTCACTGCAGCAAGATGCACTATTGGATAAAACGGCAAGACCTATAAAACTTAGGCTATTGAGAGAAAAATAAGGAAATTTTCATACTGCATATTACTACGATACTACAGTTTCAAGCTAATTCGAACCAAAGGGTAAAAAATTTGATGCTTATTTAATACTTAAGAACATAAAAATGTCTTTTTAAAGAATCTGGAATAGATTTGAAGTAATAAAGTAATACCAATAGATAAGTAATTGAAAATTAATAATATAAAACCTTACTTCTAAGAGTAATTTTTTGTAATAACACAAGTAATTTTTTATAAGTCATTGTTTTTATTAACACTAAATCTTAGATAATAATACTTTTTTTCACAGTAATATCTTACATAGTTATTACTAATAATATTACATATGATTAATGATATAAATTATTGATATATATAAGTATTAATTAAAATATTACTTTATTACTTCAAAAAAACGCTATACCCAATTTATTTTCAATATATTCAAAAACAGCCTTTTCGCTGATTTTACACGCAATACGAAAAAAATACATGGGAGTAGGTTGGGAATGGGAATAAGAATTTAACGTGGTATGTCATTTACACGATCGGGAAGTAATTCACCCTATGATCAAGGTTATCAAAGCCTGTACTTTGATATTTTTCTTTTAATTTTCAAGAATATGGTCGGAGCAGTAGGATTCGAACCTACGACCCCCTGGTCCCAAACCAGGTGCACTACCAGGCTGTGCTATGCTCCGAAAT